TGCAAAAATATGCATCTGGTCAATTAGTTGGTCCAGATACATATCTTGAATGGAAAAATCAGACTCGTCGTAGAAGTTGAACATGCTTGGGCGTCTCCCCTTGACTACCTCGTTATTATAGCAGACCCATCAGCGGGGGTCAAGGGTTGAAATAATCTTTACGCATGTACCGACCGAGGATGTTTGAGTTGTAAAACGCTGGTGTGCCATCTGACATTGCCTCCGTAAGTACATTGTTTAGGAATAGTTGTCGGGTCTCTTCAAAGTTTGTGAGTCCCTTACTTTTATGTAGGCTTAAAATATCCCGTTTAAAGGTATGATTTCCGAACTCCTTCCTGTCGGCAGTAAGTTCAGCAGAGCTTCCGTAGTATTTTTTCCAGTCGCTTTCACTCTTAACTCTCCTGCCTCCACCTCTAGGCTTTCGTAATTGGTGAAAATACTTTCTCCCGATGTAGCGTTTACCCGTGAGGATATTTGTAATGCAATAGACGAAGCCGAAAGAATCACCAATATCTTCAGATAGAAAAGGTTGTCCTTCAAAAATCCAGGGGTTTTCATAATCAACTTGTTTTTCATTAGTCTGTTTCTCCGTCGTCATCTTCAATGCGAACCTTTCTCACATTCTCACTATCTAGGTAAGAATTGGGGTCGCCATATATTTCTGCCTTAAGCTCTGCAACAGCAAACTCAAGGTCTTTAATTAAGATTTTTAGATTGTCTTTGTTCATATTCTATATTCTTGAAGGGCATTTAATACTTCTTGAAGGGCATGATGTGCTCCATCACACCACTCCTGACTTCGAGCCGAGTAAGAACCATTGTATAGTTTATTTTTCAATTTTAAAACTCGCACCTCAAATTCGTCCTTACTCAGTTCGTTCCTTGGCATTAGATTTCCTCAGTTGTGTAGTTCTGCCCAATCGGCATTGAACTTTTCTAGACCCGTGTCCGTAAGAATGTGCTTGTAAAGACTATAAAAAACTGGCAAAGGCAAAGTACAAATGTCAGCTCCCACTCTAAAAGCAGCGGATACTTGGTGAGCTTCCCTAATGGAAGCAGCGAGGACTTCAGTTTTGATTTGGTGAGTAGCGAAGACATCTGCAATCTCCTCAATAAGATGAATACCATTCCAGTGCTGGTCAAATACACGACCAACAAAAGGAGAAACATATGTTGCTCCTGCTTTCGCAGCAAGTAATGCTTGTGCCGTTGTGAATACTAATGTAACGTTTACATGAACATCATCAGTTGTTAATTCTCTACATGCCTTCAGCCCTTCGACTGTACATGGAACTTTGATTGTAATGTTTGGTCCGATTTCCAGGTAACTCTCTGCCATGTCAAGCATCTCTTCTGCCGTGTCACCGACAACCTCTGCAGAAATAGATGCGTTCCAGGGAAAGATTTCAGAAATTTCCCTGATTACTTCTTTGGGGTTTCTACCCGCTTTGAGCATAAGACTAGGATTCGTTGTGACGCCATCAATCAATCCTGTCTCGTAGGCATGAGCAATGAGTTCTGGGTCAGAACAGTCCAGAAAGATTTTCATGACTCTCCTTATAGGTTACAGCTATTTAGAATAGCAAAAAAGCACCCGAATGGGTGCTTTGTGTGTATATTGAAACATTTACTTTTTATTATAGATTGGTTCTATCGATAAAAGTTGTTCAAAATATTTGTCCAAGTGAATTTTGTAACAGGACCAGTATGTTACTCCTCTATATTTGAGTTGATAACATGCTGGTGGTCTGTTACTTGCATCCATATCATCAGTGTGATATCGATAATCCATCACTTGTTATAAGTGTGACCGCGATAGCAGAAGGTTCCATGGACTTCATCAGCACCTTGCTTGCACTCATACTGGACACCACGATAAGAGGTGTGCATGATTTGTGCATCGTGCAGTGCTGCTGCTTTCTGGATCTGCTTCTTGATGAGAGTAAGTGTGTTCATTGTAGGTCTCCTAAAGAAATGAGGTTTTTAATCCCCGTTCCTTCAGTCGTTTGCGTCCTTGCTATCAAAACAATGGGGGTCTGTATGATTAATCCAATGGATTAAGATATCAGATTTTTCAGCAGGAGTGAAAAGAGTTGTCTCTTTTAGACCCTGCTTCAACCATTGATAGTCTTCACACCTAAGGAAATCCCCAGGAGGAACATGACTAAAGAAAATCAAAGCTAGTGATAACATAGGATGAACGCTCCGTTCCGCGACTTACTTGCGTCCCACCATCGGAAAGAGAGGGTGGGATGAACGTAGATGGTAACTTTCGATACCATCTATATTTATATTATAGCACTAATTTTCATTAGTGCGTGGTGTTACAGATTTGAGATACTTATCACTCTCTGGCTCTGTAATAAGAGTCATTCCTCTTTCAATAAAGTCTTGACTCTTATCGACTTCCATGCGTCGTGCCTTTTTCTTTTCATTTTCCCAAAGCATTTCTGCCATAGGATTTTCAAACTGACCGACTTCATCTAGAAATTTGTTTGCCCATTCTTCGTCACCAGGGAGCGGCTCTGTACCGTACTCCCAGGTGTCGTAGTCTTCCTCGTTACGAGGGTCAAAGGGCAAATCCTGCGAAGGTGTTTGCTTCGACATCTTGTTTGATTCCTCCGATGACATAAGATTCAATCTCCGTTTCTTGTGGAGCATTCTGCTGTCCCTTAGAGTTCAACCAATGCTCTGTCCAGGGGAGAGGATTATTCTTAGCGGGGATGTCAAACATTGGCTTGATACCGATTGCTTTCATCCTACGATTAGCAATCCACTCCACATAATTATGTAGGAGACGTTCGTTGAGTCCAATCATCGAACCGTCTTTGAACAGATAATCTGCCCACATTTTCTCTTCATTTACTGCAGTTTGGAACATTTGTTGTACAAATGGTTCTTCTTCTGTAGCAATTTGTTGCATTTCTGCATCGTCTCCTTCTCTCCACTTGTTCAGAATATTTTGTGTTAGAACAAGGTGTTGTGATTCATCACGAGCAATTAGAGAAAGAATCTTTGCAGAACCTTCCATGAGTTTGTTCTCACCAAAAGCAAAAGAGCAGGCGAAGGAAACATAGAAACGAATGCCTTCCAGAATATTCACGTTTGCAACTGCACGATACAGTTTACGCTTCAACTCAACACGGTCGTATCGACCAGCATAATGCCCCTCTTTTGCCAACTCCCACATTGTACTCGTATCATACTGATGTGCATGATTAATAAAGTCATCGTAAGACTGTGTAACAGAAGATGCTCTGTCTAGAATCTTTTCATCCTCTAGAATGGTGTCAAACACTTCACTAGGGTCAGGATACACGTTCTTAATGATGTATGTGTAGGAGCGAGAGTGAATCATCTCCATGAACTCCCAGACCAACATAGATGCTTCTAACTCAGGGAGTGAACAGTAAGGGATAAAAGCCATCCCAGGACCACGCCCTTGTACAGAATCCAGCATGATTTGGTACTTAAGGTTGCTAGTGAAGATGTGCTTCTGCTGCGCCGATAAAGTTTGGTAATCACTTCTATCCTTCTGTAGGGAGACCTCTTCAGGTCTCCAGAAATATCCAAGTTGTTGCTGAGTCAACCTATCGAAGACAGGGTACTTGTAGTTGTCATACCTCTGGACTCCCAGAGGAGCACCGAAAAACATTGGTTGCTTTTTAGTGTCTACTTTGTTGCTATTAAATACAGTCATACCTTGTACTTCAGATTTTACAGGACTCACAGTCTTCCTCCTCGGATTCTAGCAGTTGTTCGATAAGATTGTCAATCTCACTTGCACGTTGCATGTTTTCTTCAACGTCAGTATCTTTTTTATTATCATATGTATTTTGATAATAAGATGTCTTCCAACCATATTTGTAAGTAGTTAGAAGGTCCTTTGCCATCACAGAAACTGGAACTTCATTGTCGGGATATTGTTCGGGATTGTAACTCCAGTTTCCAGAAATTGCTTGGTCAAAGAACTTTTGGATTACTGCCGTAACTTTAATGTAACCATCATTGTTCGGCATATCCCAAAGAAGAGTGTAGTTGTTCTTGAGCGTATTGTATTGAGGGACAATTTGCTTAAGGGGTCCTTTCTTACTCTTCTTAACGGACAGGAAGTCTCTAGGAGGCTCGATTCCATTGGTTGCGTTTGACACAACGGAACTGCTCTCCGAAGGCATCTGTGCGGACAGTGTGCTGTGTCGGAGACCGTATTGGAGAATCCGCTCACGAAGAAACTCCCAATCGCACTGTAACTCATTAGGGACAATTTCATCGACTTCCTTCTTGTATGTATCAATCGGAAGAATCCCATCAGCGTACTTAGTTTTACCAAAGTAACCGCAAGGACCCTTCTCCATTGCCATTCGCATAGAAGCGTTCAGAAGGGCATACTGGAACCTCTCAGTGAGTTTATGAACTAGGTCATGGGCTTTGGTCGTATCGTACTTTGCACCATGCTTAGCAAGATAATGAGCAAGACCAATGTATCCAATGCCCAGAGAGCGACGATTCCTTGTAGATTCTTCTGCTGCTTTAACAGGATACTCTTGGTAATCAATGAGAGCATCCAATCCTCGTACAGCAAGTTCACAAAGTTCATCAAGTTCGTCCAGGGACTTCAGTTTGCCTACGTTGATAGCAGACAAGATGCAAAGAGCAATCTCACCCCTACCATCAATGTGTTGAATAGGGTCAGTAGGAAGTGTAATCTCCTGACACAGGTTAGACATATTAACCTTGTCTTTGAAAGAAGAGTGAGTGTTGCAATGGTCGATGTTCATGATATACAGACGACCAGTCTCTGCTCTCTCCTTCAGGAGGTCCAGAAAAAGTTCTTGAGCTCCGATAGTTTTTCTTGGAATAGACTCATCTCGTTCGTAACGAACATATAACTCGTCAAATCCATCAGTGCCAAAAGCATCATACAGACCAGGAACATTGTGCGGACTGAAGAGGGAGATTTCTCCGTTGGAGATGAAACGTTCATAGAAGAGTTTACTGAATTGAATACTATAATCTAACTTACGAACTCGGTTATCTTCCGTTCCCTTATTATTTTTTAGGACAATGATGTCTTCGATTTCTTGGTGCCAGATGGGGAAGTGTACTGTCGCTGATCCACCTCGGATGCCATTCTGTGTACAACATCTGACAGTTGACTCAAACTTTTTGAGGAATGGTACAACACCCGTGTGCTGAACTTCTCCACCTCTGATTTTACTGTTGATGCCACGGATTCTGCCTGCGTTGATACCGATGCCCGCCCTTTGTGCAACGTATTTGCCAATTGCCATATCAGAGCTAAAGATAGAATCGAGGGTGTCATCAACATCAACAAGAACACAGCTAGCAAATTGTCGAAGTGGAGTTCTAACCCCCGCCATGATAGGTGTGGGAATGTTGATTTTGTGCTTGCTGATTGCGTCATAATACCTCTTGACGTACTCCAATCTATAGAACTTGTCGTCATTTTGAAACAGAGTTGCAGCAATCATCATGTACATAAACTGGGGTGTTTCATACACCTCGCCAGTGCTGCGATCCTGCACGAGATATTTATCTACAACCTGACGAATACCAGCATATGTGAATAAAAAGTCACGGTCATGGTCAATAAAACTATTCAGTTTTTCCCATTCTTCTGCAGAATAAGAATTAATGAGGGTGCCATCATACAGACCCATTTCTGTACACTTCTGAATATGGTCATACAGAGGAGGATGTCCATCAGGGTGACCATTGTATACTGCTTTCCTCAAACCAAACAAGAGCAGTCTAGCAGCAACGAACTGATAGTTGGGTGCATCCAAGGAAATGAGGTCGTTAGCAGAACGAACAAGAATTTCTTGAATAGCAGCAGTTTCAATACCATCAAAGAATTGCAGGTTGGCATTCATTTCCACCTGACTCTCAGACACCCCTGCAAGACCTCTGCAAGCGTGCTCTACCATCACATGAATCTTATCGAGGTCGAGAGTCTCTTGCTCCCCGTTACGCTTGATTACATGAATCTCTTTCATACCTTTTTCCATTCGCTTAGTTTAATCTGTGCTTGTAGACCGCTGTAAGTGTTAAATTCTACCAGATATTGTACGTCATGTCCAGCGATAAACATGTCGTTTAAGTCCTTCTGTTGAAGATTATCAGGCCAAATCACAACCTCATATCCTTTATCAATGACTTTTTCTATTCGCTTGATGATTTCTTTGTTACGCTTTTCGTTGTCATAAACGAAGACAACTTCTTTATCACGCAACAGTTCCCAGTCAACATCTGCTCCTGCCATTGCAATTGCATTGTCGATATACAAACTATCAAACGGTCCTTCGGTAATGTATATGGTCTTGTTGAAATCTACTTTATTAAGACCAAAGATTTTAGTTTTGGATTCGTCCAGCATGATAGTGATGTATCGCATCTTATCATGTGCGTCTAGGGACCTTCCTTGAAATCCGAACCATGTTCCATCGGTGTCAATGAAAGGGATAATAATTCTGGGATGGTCCTTCTTGACATCTTTGAACGTAGGTTTCTGTGTATTCACCCATGTACAAAACTTGTCTGTATAGAACAAGTTGGAGAAATGTTCTTCAGGAATCTGACGACCGAGAAGATATCCTCGTGCAGGGTGTTCATTATTTAGTTGTTCGATACTTTGAAGTTCTCCCTTTTTCTTGAACTTCGGTTTTTCAAATTGAACGGGTTTAGGTTTGGGAACATACGAACCTTTGCCAGTAGTTCCATTCTTGTATCGCTCCATGATGTACTCGTCATGAAGGTCGGGAGCATTGTCCTTCAAGAAGTTAGGCAGAGTCCTCCCTACGCCGCAGTTGTGGCACTTGAATACCATATCCGTCTTGATACGAAAGAAGTACCCTCGTGCCTTGTTACGGTGCTTCTGAGAGTCACCACAGTAAGGACAGCGAAAGTTATATAAGTCTTCCTTCTTCCGAGCGAACTTTTCTAGTCGCCCCGAAAGAAGGTTCACATAATGAACATCAACAAAGTTAGACAATACGCTGGACTACCGCTGGGTCCATCATACTTGTCTTCTGGACTGGTGTCAAGGCGAATCCGATGTTTGGTAGGATTTGTAGTAATGTAACTGCAGTGGTAAGGACAGCACCAGCCATCCAAACCCATCTTTGTGCTTCTTCTATCTTTTTATTTTGCTCATAAAACTTTATTTTCACACCTTTATCAATATCAGCAACCTCTTCTTTCAATTCCTCCATCATTTTAAGGATGAGATTATCTGTTCGTTCACTCTCGGCAAGACGACTCTCGTGACGCTCTAGAATAATTGCCACCCTGTTACTATTTTCACTAATAGTCGCAACCGCTCTTTCAAGCTTATCGAGCATTTCTTTTGATAGGTCTTCATAGATGTCGAGTTTTGATTCAAGGACCGCTAATTTTTGAAGACCGAATGCCATTATTGATCCACCGTTGCTTGTGCGCCACCAACGCGCTGTTTATTCTTTAACATTTGAACCTTCTTCTGAAGTTGCTTTTGCATTTCAGCAGTCTTCAGTTGAACTTTTTTCTTTTCATTTGCAATCTGCTGCTGCGTCATCTGCTGCTGCATTTGCTTATCATCTTGCTCAGAAACATTACGCATATGCTTTGTGCGCTTGTCCATGAAGAATTTACCAGCTTCGGCAGGCATGATTCTTTCAAGTTTAATATCTGCTCTGTGTTGAGGAGCAACAATCATACGAAGTTTGCGAGCAAGTTCTGCTCCAGATGACGCATAGATAACGGTATCACCGAGTTCAGGAATAGTAACTTTATATTGAAGAAGAGCAGAACGTTGTTCTGTAGCTTCACCAAGACCAACATTAGTTACAGTCTCTTTCTTTTTCTTTAACTTCTTACGAAATTTCATGACAGGATCATAACCCGCATTAGGACCAGCGGCATCAGCACTACCACTAAAACCTCCAGTACCAGCAGTTGCGATTGTCATAGTCTCTCCAATTCTTCTTCTAAATCTTGGTCTGTATCCAAATCAGATAACATTCCTATAGGATATTTATTTAAATATAAAAGTACAGTCTTTAAAATACTCCAATACTCCCTCTCTAACTTAAAGAAAAGTAAGGGAGTTGCTGCTTCGCCAAATACATTATAAAGAATGATGAGATGATTAATAATAAGATGTGTCCTTAGTGGACCTCCACGAACATAACGCTTCAAGAGTCTTTTCAGATACTTGAAGCGTTTCATGTCTTCATCAAAATCCTCTCTGGTTACGCAGTGAGGATTTTCATAATGCTTTATGGCGAACAGAATGTAATTAGATTCATTCAGTTCGCTAAAGTTCATATGTTATCAGGCGGCATTAACGAGTCTCAGGGTTGCAGCATTAGAGATGACTTCCTCAGCACCCTTGCTGGTGGTAATCTTAACTCTGAACTGGATACCATCGTATGCAGCAACAGAATCATCTTCAGAACCAGGAGCACCCCACTTAGCAGTTGTAGTGTCAACCGAGAGAGTTGCACCAGTTACGGCAGTGTATGCTGCTCCATCAAGAGATGTAGTGAGATTGACCCAGCGAGTAGCACCAGGGAGCTTACGTTGCCACTGATAGTAAATAGTACCAGACTGATCGACTGTTGCGGTAACTCCGAAGGTTGTTACAGCACCAGAAGGAAGTTCCAGAGTCGTTGCACCATCGCCAACCGATACAGGTTGTGCAGAGATGGTGATAACTTCCAGAACGTCTGCTACCAGAGTATCATCAGCGTCGTCACCAGCAAGGAGTGCAGTGTTGCTTACGAATGCAATGTGCTCTGCCTTGTGACGGGTGTTGCCACCGCCATCAACGTGTGTACGATACTTCCACCAACCAGGACCAGTGATTCCACGAGTTTTGTTGGAAGCAACTGTAGCCTCGGTGTCGTCTACAAAGAGAAGTTCATAAGAAGCACTGTCGCCACCCTTAATGACGTACTCAGCAACTGCCTTAGGAGCAGTACGACGAACAGCATTTGCAGCACTAATAGTTCCAGACGATGCAACATAGTCTGTATGAAGTTCCAGAGTAAGACCGTCACTTGCTACGGATTTTACAATATAAGGAACAGTAGCGAGTTCTAAGATGTCACCAGCAACGATATAATCCGCTGTGGTGTCATCGTTGAAATCACCAGTAGTAGTAACAGTAGCGTCATTCTGGATGACCGCTACGTCAGTTAAAAATGCTTTCGCATCAATTTTTCCGAATACAGACATTGTTCTCCGAAGACGTTTTTCCTAATATTTATTTATAAAAATGGGGGCTTACGCCCCCAGTAAGTATCACGCTTCTTCGCGTGCTTCAAGTGCTGCCTTGACTTTCTCAAAAAGTTCGTCATCAGCAGTAGTCTTTGTTAGTTTAACTGCTTTACCCACAATCAGAAGGCACAGGTCGATGAGTTTCTCACCGAGTTCTGCGTCATCAGGAATCTTAGAGACAGCAGCATCTACAACTTTATATGCTAAAGGTAGCAGAAAGGATACCATGATTTTTACCTAAACAGGAGTATATCCTATATAGGCTCAATCTCTTGGCGAAGTGTGCTTTGCCATCGATTCAACTTCTTTCTTTTCTTTAGAAGTGTAACCATGCTTGACGACCCTAGAAACCTGACGATTGGTTTGTCTACGCTGAGTTTCAGCAGGAGTCTCCTTAGCACCAGGGACTTTCTTACCAGTACGCTTGGCACCAGGGAATTCTTTCTTGTGTGCTTTGTGCTCAGGGGTCTTGGCGATGTCAAGTTTCTTGCCAGTTTTCTTCTCGTGTGCATCGAGAACCTTCTGACGTGCTTTGACTTTTGCTAAAGATACTTGTGCATCTTCGGATCTACCTTCTTCAAGTTCAATCTCTTCAACATACTGAGAGCGATACTTGCCACCAGTTGCCTTATGAGTATCAGCAAGTTCTGCTGCTCTTGCGTCAGCATACTTTTTGCTCTTTACAGGTTTGCCAATCTTCTTCTCCTTCTTTCCATCAGGAGAACCCATTACTTGAAAAGGCATCTCGGCAAGGAACTGCCCAAAGGTCAAGAGAGTTTCGGTTTCTGCGATGCTTTGATTGCTTTCTTCTGAAACTTCTTCTTGACTGACATAGGCTGTTTCCTCTTTAGTAGTTTTCTTGGTTTTCTTTTTGATGGTAATGGATTTGTTTTTACCAGACTGACCACGAGTTGCTTCCGCTTCGTCATGGTCAAAGGTATCATCATCCATAGGGTCATAATATTTTGCTTCGGTGGCAACTTCTTTTTCACCACCTTCCTTCCTACGCTTCTTTTCACACTTCATACAATCACAGTCTTCACCGTGATTGTTTTCCATTTCAGTGATTTCAGATTGCTTAGGATTGATTTTGATTTTAGTTTTCTTCTCAGAAAGTGCTTTAAAACTCAGCATATCAACCTCCATAGTTATTCTGATGCTTGGGGTCTTGACCGATACGATCAAAACGCTCGCGCTCTTTCTTGGAAGTGATAGCACTTACAATCTTAGCAGACTTGTCTTGTGCAATCTTCTTTGCTCTACCTGTAGAAGATAAAGAAGTGCGAGCAAGATTTCCTGCACGACGATACATTCTGTTTTCTTTGTCGCGGTCAATCTCCTTGTAACCTTCTTCGATTACATTTTCAATCTCTTCAATGGAGAAGAGACCAGACTCATACAGATGTGCAATTTGCTCATACTCTTCACCAAGACGCTTAGCGAGTTTGTCACTACCGCTGGATACAGCACGAGCAGTTTTGCCAACTGCCTTCTTGATTCCTTTACCAACCAGTTTAGCAGCACTCTTGAGAGCACCACCAACAGCCTTGCGGGTAGAACCTTTTTCAGAAGACTTAGACTTCAGGATTCCAGGACCACTGGAACCAGAAGAACTGCTGCTTTCCCCGCCACCACCAGACTTAGAACCGCTATCAGAACTGCTGGAAGTTCCACGGGTAGACTTCAGAAGTGCATCTAACTTACCGTCAGTGCCATCGTCGTCAGAAGAAGTTTCTTTCTTTTTAGGAGGAGTCTTCTCCATAGAAGTACGTTTTGCTTTGATTCTTGCTGCTTCCTTCTCACCCTGATAGGTGCCTGCAACTTTACCAGCAGTAGAAACAGCAGCCTTACCTGCCTTACTAGCAGCACGACCTGCCATCTTAGCACCTGCCTTAACAGCACTACCAACTTTCTTAGCAGCACTCTTAGCAGCAGACTTCATACGCTCTACTCTGGAAGGACCAGAGGGAGCACTGGATTTTTCAGCAGCAGACTTCATTGCAGAACCAGTTTCAAGTCTATCCTTTGCCTGGTCTCTGCGACGCTGAGTCTCCTTGGGGTCAACTCTCTCAGAAATAACTTCCACTTCCTCAAGTGCTTCGCAGATTTCAATGAGGTCTTGGTCATCTTCAGCAACTTCAAGAATGATTTCTTCCATGAAGTCGATGAGCTCCTCATCGGTCATAGCATCAATCTCTTCACCAAGCATTGCCAACTCTTCCCATTCTGCATCAGAGAATGCAAATGCTTCATTCTTAGCACCAGACTTATGACGAGTTACACCTGCAGAATCAACATAGGTCTCTTTCTCACGTCTAGGAGTTACATAACCAACTCCAGGAACCGCACCCGTTTGTCCAGCATCTCTTGCAGCATTTCTTGCAGCTGCTCTTTGTGCTGCTCTCTTACGGTTGCGGTCATACTTAGCATCTTCGCCAAGAACTTCAGCATTCTTGTCGTAGTTGACGAAGTGCTCATGCTTCTCGGAGATTACAATCTCAAGTTCTTCGACGGGGACGTTTTCGTAAATCCATTCGCCATCGGTGATGTCGTAGTGAGTTACAGTGCCATCTTCCAGCAGAGTGTGCTGCTCAGGAATGGTTTCAAACTCTTCCTTAACGCCGCCATCGGGAGCATACTTGACAAGTTTTGCACAGTCATGACCTTTGGGTTTTGCTTTGCCACCCTTTTCGTCACGACCAACAGCACCAACAATAATGTCTGCTTTGGTTACTTTGTCATAAGGCACGGCATTATTAGCAAGATTGCCGTCTCCTTTTTTCTTTGCTTCATACATCTGCACTTGTTTCAGTGCATCTGACATATCTGGTAGGTCGTTGAGATTCATTTTACTAAGCGTCCTTGTCCTTTTTATTTATCTTGCGAATGAATTCACCTGGGGTGAGCTTCCTCATATAGTTAGCGAGTTTGTCTGTACCCATTTCCCCAGCAGGAGTAAAGTCAAAGAACTTAATATCATTTCTTTCAACTAAGTCTTTCAACCAAGAACGAAAAATACCATCACGCTCATCAATACTGATGACATAATTGCTACCACGACTAACGACTTTACTAATGATCCCCGTGTTAACATTTTCTACAAAGGTGCCAACCTTAAACATTTCATTTTCAAAGTATGCTTCACGCATTCCTCTGGGGTCCAACTTAGGAGCAATCTCATGAAGTTGGAATGATGCATCCGCAAAATCATCAAACTCTTCAACCTGCATTGCTGCACGAAGAAGCATGAATAACTTCTCAGCACCATCCTTGCCAAGTGCTTTAGGAATACCCTGCTGGAACGAATCAAAGTCTCCTTCTGCTGCTGCTTTACGCATCTTAGATGCAGACATTCCTTCTACACCTTCAGCATCAGGGTCGCGGTCACCCGCACTCACCACTTTGATTTCGTCGAATGTGTATAATTCCCCGTTATATTTCTGTGCGAGACTGTTGAACTCGCTAACCCTGTCGCCTCCCACCACAATGTTAACGCTGCTATAGCCGTCATTATCGAGGGCACCGAGAACATCAAAAATGGTACGCATGTCGCCATTATCAATAATCGCATTCGCGTGGTCTGGATATGCCATCCGCATATATTTAATTTTAGTCCCTGCGTCGAGCGGGTTCTTCTTAGGATCCTCCGACCTTGAGGGGTATATTCTATACTCTCCTCCATTTGATTTTGCCTCTCTTGCTACTTTTGCAAGAAGTTTTTCATGTCCAACAGTAGGTGGATTAAATCTTCCGAATGTAATAGATATTGCGCCTTGATCGACCTTACCCGTGCCATCTCCAGTTTCTTCTTCTCCATTCTGTTGAGTTGGCGCAGTGTCGGGATTCTTGGGGTCAACCTTTACAAGTTTTCCATCCTTAGACATATGTGTTACGTTGCCCGAAGCGTCGGCATAACGTCCGTAACCAATATGCTTAAGTTTTAAAGTCTGTGCAGCCTTTGCTGCGAAGGATTTTTCGGCTTCAGTTAGGAAAGCACTGAACTTTTTCATTCTACCAATTTTTATTAAGATTAAAGTTTGCTTTACTAAAAGTCAGTCGGTCTACGAGTTTGTAGGGATTATCAGAAACAGTTACGAAACCTTCATGTTGTGCAGGTTCCCCATCGATGTAACATTCAACTGTTCCATTAACGATAATCGCATCGAGTAGACGCTGTTTCAGTTGGAAGATTTTATGCCACACCTTAAAGGTAGACACATTAACCTCTTCCTTATATTTATCAGGTAACGAATTGTACATAACGGCAGCACTAGGTATCTCACCACTTCGAATGAAACTATTGATATGCTTTTTCAGTTCTGCAGAATGTGCAACCTTACAGAAGGGAATCATTGCAACAATCTCTGCAGCAAGTTTCCACCCAAACCAATAACCAATATAGGCATCATTCGTATTTACAAAGTACACATCATTAGTGGACTTCATCTTAACACCAAGTTTTGCCTCGGCATCAGGAGAAACTCTGCTATAACAAGTATGAGGAGCAAGAATTATTTCTTGAGTAATCTCGTGGGCAAAGTGATACTCCACAGTATTAGGATGAAAAACATTGCCCCCACCGACACCGATCCAATCAGCTTGGACAATACCACTGATGCGAGGAAGATAGCGATAACATAACCTAAGAATATCAGCAACATTACCTTTGTGATTCTTAGCAATGTCTTCATAGGAATAGTTAATCAGAACTTTCTTCTTATTAAAAACAGACTTGGTGCCAACGAAGAACTTACCATTCTCAGGATTAGTTCCAAAAACAATAGCAGGAGCACCGTCATACTTAATACTGATGTTCCACTTTGCTGTCATTGCTTCCTTGATAGCAGCAAGTGCTACGCGACGACCATCGAAGATGGAGTCCTCCAGATGCTCAAGGTGTTTGTTCGGCATTCATCCTCTGTCTATAAGACTATTATAGCAGAAAGGGGGTCCGCTTAGGACCCCCTGTGTGCCAGTTTAAATACTGAACATTCCCGCCTGTGCCTCCAAGTAATGTCTTGGATAGAATTTATAAACTTTCTTTCCACCAGATGTTCCACTAGCCACCTCAAGTTTATATCTAATCTGCATAATAAAATATTCTTTACCTTTCATCTTTTTACCATTTTCATCTGCCAAATAGATTTCAATCTTAGGGTCACCAGTTTTTTTCATTTCTACAGAAAATCTATGCCCCAGTAATACATTTCTAAATGCTCTGTCTGCTACTCTTGTTTTAACTCTTCCACTACCAGCAAACTTAACCAGTTCAGTTCTAACATTTCTTGAGAGACCATAGATGATGTAATCAGCAAACTTTCTTTTTACATCAGTCTCCCCTTCAGCATTTAATCCTTCTTCTAAAATTTCCTTCGCTTTATTATAAACTACTCTTGCAGCAGCTTTTAGATTATCTCCTCCACCAGTATTTTGAGCATCTTGTCTGCTAGTATATTTTTTAGTATAAACTTCTACGTCAAAAAAGTCATTAAGCTTTTTATCATACGCTTTTTTAGATGCACTAACGTTTATTCCCATTTCTGAGAAGATGTTATCAAATTTATCAAATCCTAAACCAGAGACTTGGTGAAATTGTTCACCACCAGTAACTTTTAAAGAATAATCGACATTCCTAAATTTTCTATCGGGATGCATGGGAGAATGCACTTCAATCTTTACATCTGCCTTTGTTCCTTTTTGGTCTTCTGTTCCTGCAGCAGTTACTTTAATTTCGTCTTGACGATTATTAATAGATAACCCTCTTGCCTGTGCATTAAGTCGTGAATGGGAGTTAGCAAATCTTACTGCACCATCACGCAAATCCGATACTTTTCCCCAGTTAGTTCTTACTTTTAAAAAGTCACTTGCTTTTTTTGGAATAGAAACACTAACAGTAACGGTATCAATCACCGCACTACCAACATCATTTACATTCTTCTTATATCCATCTTTCATCATTTCTCGCAAAACAGTATTGACATCAGATGCAGTTACTCTTGGAAGAGTTTTAGCACTTCTTTCTTTTGCCCTCTTTACAAATCTTGCTGCTACAGCAGCAGCGAAAAATGCTTCAAACAAATCTCCTCTGTTAGCATCAATCTTCTCTGCTGCCATCTTACTCTATAGGATCGTCAAGACTATTTAGATAATCCTTTTCATTCTGGTAGACTGTTTTCTGTCCTGACCATATCTGATACCCCTCAACAACATCAGGGATTAACCATTGGTCCACCCTATAGCAATACTTCCAGTTGGCAGGCTGAACACAGTTCAACACAACCACCTGGAAGAATGCTACTAGATGTATCCAGAGACTATACATAATTAAACCATCCAGTAGCAATATATTTTGTTTGTGTCTTACTGATAACTCCTTTGTGCATGTGTGTCCATGCTGCAGGAAATAACACAATTGTTCCAGTTTTTGCTGGTACAATTGTATTTTGATATGGATAGCATGTACCCCCTTCGTCAGTTACAGTATTCAAATACAAAGTCCATACTAGCATACGAGCATACTGATAATCACTAATTCCTCCTTGCTCACAATGAACTGATGGATATCCTTCTCCTGGAAAGTATCTTTGTAAATTATAAGCAGAGTAAATTGACCATTTATCAAGGTTGTCGAGGAGATAGTATTTTTGTTTGTATCTAGTAACACATTCTGATAATGCTGGCAATATTAAATTTGTTACATCATCATTATTACGGATATCCATATGGATATCCGTAGATATTTTTTCACCAAATTCAGACTTTCCTTTAATGTATAATTTATTATTTTTATCAAACCAAGAAATAATAAATTTGCAATCAGAGTCAGTTAATGAATCTGGATATTCTTCTATAAAATTATACGTCACCATCCTGTCGATTCTCAGAATAGTGAACATCAAACTCACCACCAGGATAACGGGACACAAGTTTGTCCACGTTCATTTCAATAACTTCCTCAAGGGAAACACCGAGACCAATACATGCTTGGGCAACATACCACATGATGTCACCTAATTCACGCTTAAGGTGAAACAGGTTTTCTTCATTCACGGGTTTACCTTGGAAAATAATCTTCTTCACAACTTCGGTGAACTCACCTGCCTCAGCAGACATTCCTACAGCAGCAGTAAGCAGTCGCTGGGTAGGAAATCCTTCCCTTTCCAGTTGGAAGAGACGGGCGGTAAAATGAGAATAGTCCTGACTTTCTTTCGACGTGACGGCATCGACGAATTCAACATACTTCTTAGGGTCAATCATACTTTAAGTCTTGGAATGTTTTCTTTGCTGTAAACTTTTTAACTAAATCGATTTGCTGTTCTTGAGAACCTTGACCAGAATCAACTAGGTCTTCTTGAGCAGAATCCTCTACATCATACAACCTCATCTTCGACCTGTCAATACCTACACAGAATCTTTTGTTAGAGGCAATATCATTATATCGGTTCTTGAGTTGCTTGACCATGATTTGATTCATGCCCTCAAGCTCCTCCGTGCTAATAAGGGCAAACATAAGATCAGCAGTAGCAGGGAGACCAAAGGATTCACTAGTGTCAGTAAGGTCAACATCAGTGCTACCGTAACCTGAACGAGTGGTCTGCGTAGCACTGATAATAGGAACATTACACTCCACAGCAAGACCCCGAAGTTCTTCTGCGATTGCCTTGACATAGGTGTAGGAGTTGACAATGCTGCCTTTATATCTCTGGGAAGCACAGATATTAAGGTAATCCACAAAGATAATATCGGGTCGAATAGACCGCTTAAGAGCAAGATCGCTAATAAGAGACTTAAAGTGTCCGACATGAGCAGAGGCAGTTGGGTACTCTTTAATAATTAGCTTACCTTGAGTCTTCTTAGAAAGGTTCGCAATCTTTTTGTCAAACATCAACTTAGGCAAATCACCTAGTTGTTGGATTGGAACGTTGAGAAGATTCGCATCAATGCGCTCTGCGATCTTCTCCTCCGCCATTTCCAATGTGATATAAAGGACGTTCTTACCCTGGAGGAGGGTAGCGGCAGCACAGTGGCACATAAACAAAGATTTGCCCACCCCAGTGCCAGCGAGTGCGATATTGAGAGTCTTGTTAGGGAGACCGCCCTTCGTAATCTTATTGAAGAACGAAAGGTCAAACGGGATTTTATCTTCTTTGCGATGGTAGAAATCATAGCGTGATTCTGCGTCCGAAACATAATCGTGTCCTACGTGTTGGTCGAATGATACTCCGAGTGCCTCAGAAAGAATCTGTGGAATGGCACCTTTATCACGTTTGGAATCCTGTCCATCAGCAATCTTGACACTCTCCATAAGCGATAGGTAGATTGCACGCTCTTGACACCACTTTTCCGTAGAATCAACGAGCCAGTCAAAGTCTGCGGTATCATTGGAAAGGACATTTAGGACTCCGATAATCTCTTTAAATTGTTCTTCAGTAAGGTCAGTTCGTTCCTGACACTCAATGCCAATAGCATTTAGCGAAGGCATTGCATCATACTGACTTACATACTCATGTATTTCGAGAAAGATAATCTTGTGCTCTCTTGCAGTAAAGTAATCAGACTTCAAAAAAGGAAGAACCTTACGAGTATACTTCTCATTATAAATGAGGTTACTGAGAATGGTTACTTCTAGGTTCATACGTAGTGCAGGTAAGTTCCGACGATGTACTTTTTGGATGTTAATGGTGGTAATCCAGCATGTCTCCACTGCCAGGTAGCAGGGAACAGAAGTATTCTACCACACTTTGGCGACACTGAATGGGTAAGTTTAGGAAAATTTGTTTCCCCACCAACCTCTACATCATTAAGATATAAAAAACAAACTAGAAATCTGCGAGCAGAGTTGTAGTTTCCAACATCAACATGGTCTTTGAATTGGTCGTAATCATTATTGTTGTACATCTTGATACGAAATTCTTCAAAAGCATACTTTGAAGGAAAATCTGGACCTAAGTCCAAATCTTTCATATACAATTCAATAGCATCAATAAAAGAGTTTTGTAGTTTTGCTTGGATAGACATCCAAACTTTATCATTTTCCAAATATTTTTTGGAAATATTCAACTCACTAAAAGAAGGTCTTTGTTCCCTATCGAAATATTCGAAGTCGGAGGAGTTGAAAGATTCAATTACAGTTTTACAAAAACCTTCTTCTAAGACACCATCATATACTCGAATAAAATCTTTAAGTTCAGTTCCCATAACGAAACTCCTTTGCTGCTGCTTCATCAAGTGCCTGCATTATTTCGGGCGTGAAGTATTTCTCGGGATCAGCGAGAATAGACTTAGGATAAACAGCAGATTCACCAATGACGATACGATTGCCCCGCTTCTCGAATACTCCGTACTTTTCACCCAGCTCCAGTAGTCCATAATACTTGTCCAGTCCACGGTCGTAATAAAGACGTGTTTCAACTTGAGAGTTCTCCTTAGTAAGACGAGACTTTGCTGCTTTACACTTAATGATATTACCTACAACCTCAGTACCATCCTTCTCCTTCTTCTTAGACAGATAGATGATAGTAGATGCTGCATACTTCAGACCAGAACCTCCGCCCATTTCCTTGGTGGGAATATAGGCACCAACAACATCATAGGTATGATTGGTCACGAGCAGAGGAACATTTGCCTTGCCCAGTTTCAGAGTCAGCACTCGGAAGATAGACTTCACAACCTGAGCACGAGTCATGTCACGAGTCTCTTTACCTGCCTCAGAGTCTTCAATCTCCTTAGAGGTGGACAGCATACCCAGAGAGTCAAGAACAAACATCATGGGTTGACGTTGCTCAGGTTTCTGTTCTAGATACTTGTCGAGAATCTTGATTGCTTGAGTACGAAACTCTTGCACAGTTGTAACAGGAACAATCATCATGCGCTGAGAATCGATACCTCGGTCCTCAATCATTTGACGAGAGATAGCAGACTCCGACTCAAAGTAGATTACCCCAGCATTGGGGTCAGACTCAAGAAAATGCTGGACAATCCCAAGGCAAAAGAAAGTCTTGCCAGTAGAAGACTCACCAGCGATAGCAGTGATTTTGTTTGAGGGGACTCCACCGTAGATTGAACCGCTAACCAGAGCATTGAAAATGTAACTACCAGTATCAATGAAGCCAGAAGTATCTCCTGCTGAGACACCATCACTAACAAGTCCTGCATATTCATTACCAATTTCCTTTACTATGTCTTGCAGAAAATTCACTCTTTGACCTCCAATAATGTTGTAATGTAATTAGAACGTTTCATGGCACGTTCAAACCATTGTGCTTCTTTCATGTCTTCAAAGATTTTCTCTTCTCTGGGAGAAAATCCAAATGCATTTTGATACGAAACAATGAACTTTACTTTATTCATCCAAATAGAAACTCCAGTGATGCTACTTTTTCTGCTTGCCATCCAATCGTGTCCATGATTACTTTGATAGGTTCCAAGAACGACTTTTCAAATTGTAAATCATAATCCACCTGTCTGTCAAGACCAAACTCTTTTGGGAATGTTCCCAGATAACTGATAACATTCTCGTTAATTTTATTGGGGGTCTTAAGATAAACAAACTTAATCTTTTCACCATCTTGAATCAACGGATACTTATGAGTAAGTTTGTGTTTCTTGTTGTAGAAGTTGTACAACAATGCACCGCGAACATGAATAGGTGTACCTTTACTATAGATGGTCGCAGGAAGATTGGACCACTTATTTATTCCATTACACCCTCGGGGGAAAGAAATATCTTCGACTGGTAACGAAGAAAACTCATCTCGGAAATCTGCAATAAATTTTTGTGCTGATTCCTCATCCTGATTCATGATAACCTTCATACACTCCTTAATAGCAGTGCGACAAGCAGCAGGAGTAGAAGATTTGACTGCTTCCAAACCCATGATTTTAAGTTTGGGTTCAGCATATTGAACACCCTCACTGTTCCATACATTGAGGATGTATCGCTTCTTAGCAGTCCAGAGTCCTTTGTTGGCAATGTTCTCTCGCTTCATCTGCATCTTCTGTTCATAAGCACCTACGTATTCCGCCAACGCTTCATAAGAACGATCAATATGTTTTTCAAGTTCCATCTGACACACCTTGTCAAGGAACTTAACGATGCTAACATCAGTTTTCTCTCGCCCTCCGTATACAGAATCAACAAGAGGACCCAGATTAAGATAGATACTGTCAGTATCTGAGGCAATGACATAATCTTCTCCGTCAGTTTTTAGTACCTTATTCAGGTACTGATTCATTTTGTTCTCAATCCAACGAATCGAGACTTGACCCGAGAGAGTGATTGCCTCAGCATTTGCCAGATTGTAATATCGGAAGTATTGGTTTCCGATGGCACCATAGGCAGAGTTGAGTTGGATCTTCCTTGCCATTTGGATGTTGTTGAACTTTGATATATCTTTTTGTAGTGCCAAGGTCTCTGCAGATGTCTTGGCATGTTCAAGGGATTGCTTTGCGGCAAGCATCCTCTTTTTGTAAATTGTTCGTTCATCATAAATCTTCTGCATCATTTCAGGTAGGAACCCATGAATATCTTTTCGATACTGGGCACCATTAGCACAGACACAATACTCACCATTGATGTCTAATGACTCTGTAAGAATCTTATCAACTGTTGCCGTTGGATGCCTCTGGTCAACAAGTGTCTCTGGCGAGATGTTGTACTGCATAATAAGGTGAGGGTACAGACTATTAAGGTCAAAAGATACAACCCAATCATACTTTCCAGGAATCGGTTCCTTGACGTATGCTCCTGCATATTTTTCATCCTTCTTAGCACCTTTGCGAGGGGGCACAACAATGTTACGCTCACTAAGATAGTTATAAATCATCGTGTCCCACATACGGACCTGACTATACACATCTTCAAAGTTCACCTTAGCATCATAGCTCATGGTGATAGCAAGTTCAAGCAACTTCATCTTATCTTCCAATCGGTCAATAAGTTCAACGTCTTGGATGTTGTACTCCATGAACTTCTGCCAATCACGAGTATAGAAGTCTTTGAAGTTTTCGTACTCGCTATGGTCTACCTTTCTTTGTCCGAGTTCAACGAAGGCAATATGGTCGAGACGATAAGACTCTTGGTTTGAATATGTAAACTTACGATAAAGATCCAGATAGTCAAGGATGTTAACACCAGAGATATCGTAAGCATAATTTTTGCGTCCTTGGACATAAACTTCCCTCTCATTTGCACGATTCCAAGGGGACAGACTCTTCATCCATTTTTCCCCAAGCACACGATTAACCCGACGAGCAATGTAAGGAACGTCATACAAGTTCACGTTCCAACCCGTCAGGATATCAGGAGTATTTTCTACCCACCATCCAATAAAATGGTTGAGCATTTCACGTTCAGTCCAGAAGATATGAGTCTCCACATCCTTAGGTGCTTCAAACTCACGAGTTGCCCAGCAGTAATACTGCTTGGTCACCATGTCTTTGATGGTGATAGACAACATTTCTTCTGCTGCTTCTTCTACATTAGGAAATCCATTTTCACACTGGACCTCAATGTCCATTGCAAAAATTTTCATCTGACTAATAGTATAGTCTACTTCGTCAGGGAACTCCTGTGAAATAAACTGGTATACGAATCTCTCATATCCATGTACTTTAAATCCTTCTACTCCCTCATACTGGGCAATAAATTCCCGTGCTTCCCTGGCAGTTTCAAACTTAAGGGGTTTAACATAATCGCCAGTTAGGGTTTTATACTTCTCCTGTTTGTTAGAAGAAACAAAAAGAGTAGGACTAAAATGGGTACGAGATTGGACTTTTTGCCCATTCTCATACCCACGGTAAAGGATAGTATTGCCAGCGAGTTGTACGTTTGTATAAAAACGGCTCATTGAGATTCGTACTTCTCCAACAACTTTGGTGTCGGATCCAGTATAGTCAAAATTACCTCGGATGTCAAGAACAAATCTCGCTGTTCCGAGTAACGAGGGAAGGGTCGAATTTCCTCGTCACCAAATACTTCTACACATTTTTCAATGAGAATACTTGGTTCTTCATCAAGTTCAGTTACAGAACCTAGAAGATATTCACTCCTGTCCTTCAGAAGAATCAGTTTGACGTTTTCCATTAATTTTTGCCTCTACTAGTTCAGTGTACTTTTCAACAACTTGGTCATGTGTTTCGTATGCAGATACTACCTCATCAATTCTGAAGAAGATGTGGTCATGCTTACACAGTGGCAACCAAGGTTCCATAACAATTTCTGGTTCATTCAGTTTGTGAATTCCATCTTCATCTCCAGACTGGATATTAAGTTCCATTCCAGAATTAATCCAGATAGAATATGGATGCCTCAGTTGGTATGCAACGGGAGTCTTATTCTCCTCACCTTCAGCATTTGAAGTTACCTCATAAATGTCAGAGATAATATCTTCACCGTTTTTTAGTCTTACGATTCTTACGCTCATAATTCCTCCTTTCAATTTCTAGTACTGCTTCCTTAATAATGTCTTTAAGGATCTTGTCTTCG